ATCGGAGGCACAGTCCGATGGCCGAATTCGAGCCCGTCCCCGAACCCCCCACACCCGAAGAGAAGCGCGCGCAGCGCGACGAGGCGATCCGTGGCGCGCTTGAGCGCGTCCGCTTCGCCATGATCTGCACGGCCGACGTCGCCGCCGGGCTCGGGCTCGAGCTGGCCCGCGAGAGCTCGCGGCACCTGGACCGGATGGGCGCGGTGTCGGCGGTCACCGGGACGGCGCTGCAGGCGGCTGAGGCGGCGGGGCGGCTGCTCGCGGCGATGGCCCCCGTAACTACCGAGAATTCGTAGGAGTTCTCAAATGGCTGGGAAGGGACGGCCAAAGGGACAGGGCAACGCCGAGCGCGAGTCCATGAGCGCGGTGCGGCTCGCGATGGTCGAGGAGTCGCTACTCGCGGGCCGGTCGCGCGGCTGGATCATCGAGACGTTCTCGGCGCCGCAGCCTGAGGGCTGGGGCGTGACGCCGCGCCAGGTCCAGAACTACATCTCGCGCATCGAGGCGCTCTGGAAGGAGCGCGCGCCGACCGCGACGCCCGAGCTGCGCGCCCAGGCGCGTGAGCGGGTGCTCATGCTGTACCGGTCGGCAATGGGCGACAGGGCGGAGGTGCCGGGCGCCTACGCGGCCGCACGCGGCGCGATCGACATGCTCAACAAGATCGACGCGGTCTACGCGCCGGAGCTGGTGCAGCACTCGGGCACGATCGACGTCGCGACGCTCACGCCGGCGCAGCGCCGCGCGCGCCTGGCCGAGCTCATGGCCAAGGCCAGTGCGCGGTCTGACGGAGGCTGAGGAGCTCGAGCTCCTCGCCCTGGCCGAGGCCGAGTACGGCGGGGAGTCGCTCACCGACTTCATCGCCCGCGTGGCGCCGCACGAGCCGCCGCCGGAGCACATCAGCGCCGAGCTCATCCCCGAGCTCGAGCGCGCCCTGCACGAGCCGTCGCGTTTGCTCGTCTTCATGCCGCCGCGGCACGCCAAGTCGGTCACGGTCATGCGCGGGCTGGTCTGGAGTATCCAGCGCAACCCCGCGCTGCTGAACGCCTACGTGGCGTACGGCGCGGGGCAGGCTGAGGATCAATCGCGTTGGATGCGCCAGGTGGCGCGAGACGCGGGCATCCAACTGGCCCAGGACACGAAGGCCGTCGACCTCTGGCGCACGCGCTACGGCGGCGGCCTGCGCGCCGTGGGCATCGACGGCGGCATCACCGGCAAGGGCATCAAGGGCTGGCTGGTCATCGACGACCCGCACAAGGACCGCTTGGAGGCCGAGTCGCCGGTCTTCCGCGACCGGGTGTGGAAGCAGTTCCAGGGCACGCTCTACAACCGCCTCGAGGACACCGCGAGCGTCATCGTCATCCAGACGCGCTGGCACGAGGAGGACCTTGCCGGGCGCATCCTGGCCGGCGAGCTGGGCGAGAAGTGGAAGGTCATCGAGATGCCCGCCATCCGCGACCCGCGGACCGGCGAGCCCGCCGAGGACGACGAGACGGACGGCCTGGCGCTCTGGCCTGAGCGCTTCCCGGTCGAGCGGCTGCGCATCATCCGCAAGACTGGCGGCGCGTACAACTGGTGGTCGCTCTACCAGCAGCGCCCGCGGCCGCACGGCACGCACCTCTTCGGCCGGCACCCGGCGCTCTACGACCTGCCCGAGGTGAGCGGCGCGCGCGGAGTCATCATCTGCGACCCGGCGGCGACCGCGAAGACGTCCAGCGACTACACCGCGATCGGCGTCTTCTCGGCTGTCGGTGTGGGCGTGAACTGCCGTATGTACGTGCTCGAGATCGTGCGCATGCAGGCGCCGATGACGCAAGTCATGGCCGAGCTCGTGCGGCTGCAGAAGCACTGGGGCTACCCCATCGGCTTCGAGGGCGTGGGCGGCTTCAAGGCCGTGCCGGACATGATGCGGACGCTGCACCCGGGCGTCGACATCTTCGAGATCACGCCGCTCGGTGACAAGGTCACGCGCGCGCAGCCGTGCGCGGCGGCGTGGGCGGACGACCGCGTGCTGGTGCCCCGCGCCGAAGCGCCGTGGATCCGTCCCTACCTCGCCGAGATGCGCAGCTTCACCGGCCTGGGCGACACGAATGATGATCAAGTGGACGTAACGGCCCATGCCTGGAACCAACTTTACCGCGAGGCACCGCCGTACGAGGGACAAGTGGTCGAGTCGGCGTGGTGATGGCAGGGTCGCGATGCAGGATGCCCGACGGAGGCACAGCCCATGAACAAAGAGACCACGCCGCCCGAGGCCATCGAAGCGCTGAAGATGCTGGCGAAGGCAGCAGAGGCGCAGCCCGAGCACATCATGCAGTTCTTCGCGCACGGCCACCTACCGCCGCTGCTCGCCGCGGTGTCGAGGCCGTTCGCCGAGCTCGCCGAGCAGGTCGTCATGAACCTGCCGCGCAACCCGGAGCGCACGGTGGCGCTGCGCAAGCTGCTCGAGGCGAAGGACGCCGCAGTGCGGGCGCTCATCGCGGTGCGGCCATGAGTCATTCCGAGTCCCGCGGTGCGTCAACTCGCTTGGTCGGAGCGTTCAACGCCGAGCTCGACAAACGGCTTGAGCTCACCAGCGCCGCCGTGAAGATCCGCCCCCTGTCGAACCGCATCATCATCCAGCGCATCGAGGAGACCAAGAGCTCGGGCGGGCTCATCCACCTGCCCGAGAACCGGGACCGGGACGCCGCGCCCCTGCGTGCGCGCGTTATCGCCGTGGGCCCGGGCAAGCTGCTCAAGGACGGGGTGACCCGCGAGCCCATCGGGTGCAGGCCTGGCGACGTCGTGTTGGCAGGGGCCTACTCCGGCCACAGCTTCGAGTACGGCGGGCAGAAGTACCAGATGGTGGACACCGACGACGTGGTGGCGGTGGTCGGATGAGCGGGCCAAACGACGCGATCGACAAATTGCTGTCGTGCGTAGCGGACGGCATCATCGTGGGGAGTCGTTCCTACACCATCGGGCAGCGCGAAGCTTGCGCCGAAGCCGCGCTCGAGTACGCCCGCGCGTGCGGATGGCTGCCCTGCGATGGACCCGTGGACACGCGGTTACGTCCGAGGTGCCGGATCTGCCATGGGAGCCGCGATGCTTCCCGGCACGTCTCGATGTGCCAGGCATGCGCGGACGCGGTGAACGTGGCGGCGCGCGGTCCGATTCGCCAAGTGTGCGAGCACGGCGATGGCTGCGACATGCCGCGCTGCATCCGCAGGTGGCTCGTGCGGTGCGAGATGGCGGTGCGCCACACGTAGTCGCGGCAGGGTCCCGGCGCACGCTCGCCATCATGAAATTCATCACCGCGACCCTCTGTCTGCTCGTGCTCTTCGCCATCGGATCACCGTCGCTCGCGCTCGGTGCCGACCCCAACCAGAATGCCACTCTCGTCGACACCGCGCCGCCCCTGGAGGTGGCGAGCGCCGTTCACGGCAGGGTCGCGGGCCAGGATGCCGCCATGGCCAAGACCAAGGCACCCAAGGAAGTCGTCGACAAGCTCAAGGCGCGCCAGGCGAAGGACGCCGAGAAGGACATGGAGGCCCACGAGGCCATGGCTCGCGCGCTTGAGCACCCCGGGTCGGTGACGTTCGCGGTCGAGTTCGGGGACGACCCCGACCGTTTCAGCATGGCACTGGGCGAGGCCCTACGCATGGCGCCCCCGCGCGCAGCCGTGCGCGGCCGCGTGGACGGCGGCGTCGGGGAAGCGCCAGAGCCGACGAGTACCGTGCTCATCGATGATCCCGGCCAGGCCACCAGCCCCGCAGCCGAAATGCGAGCCGCGGGCGTTGATCCGGCGGAATGGGCCTTGTCTGCGGAGCACGAGAAGATGATGGACGAGATCGTGGCCGCTCGTCAGATGGCACGGCTGAAGTACGTCGAGCCAGGTACGGTGCGCCTGCATCTCGCGCCCGGCTGCCGCGTCCTCGTGCACCTGCCCGACGGTAGCGTCCTCACTCTCCCCTCGTAGCGGCAGGGTCGCGACGCATCGTCGCTCTCGTGCCACTCACCTATGGCCAGCTCCACGCCAAGCACCCCGAGTACGACGCCGACGAGTGGGCGCGCTGCCGGGCGCTGTACGCCGGCGGCAAGAAGCTGCTCAAGAACAAGGCCGTCATGGACATGCTGTTCCCGCCCCACAACGCGGAAACGGCCATCGTATACCAGGAGCGCTGCCGCCGCGCGTTCATCATCCCGTACGCGGGACAGGTGATTGATTTCATCGTCGCCGCGCTCTTTGGCGAGCAGCTGAAGGTCGAGGCGCCCGGGGCGGACCCCTTCTACGCCGAGTTCGTGAAGAACGTGGCCGAGCCCGGCGCGGACGAGCTCGAGCTCCGCAAGCTGCTCAACCACCAGATCCGCACCGCGCTCATCTGCCGGCGCGCGTGGACCATGGTCGAACTGCCCACGGCGCCGGAGGAGAAGCCGCTCTCGATCTCCGACGAGGAGAAGATCGGCCAGCGGCGCGCCTACGCCTGCGCCATCGAGCCCGAGTGCGTCACCGACTGGAAGGTGGACGCGCGCGGCGAGCTCTTGTGGGCCAAGCTCACCTACGTCGACTCGTCGCGGCTCACGTTCGATGACCCGGGTGTCATGGTGCGGGAGGAGCACACGCTCTACACGCCCGAGGGCTGGACGCGGTGGAAGTTCCAGTACCACCGGGACAAGAAGCCGGCGCCCGAGAAGCTGCTCGCGGACATCGAGGGCCTCGAGACCACGGAGGGAACGCACAGCTTCGGCAAGGTGCCGCTCGCCCGGCTCGAGCTGCCTGAGGGCCTCCACGCCATGGGGAAGTTGGAGGGCATTGCCACCGAGCACTTCAACAAGCGCAACGCCCTGGCGTGGGGCGAGTACAAGGGCCTGTTTCAGTTCCTCGCGTTCTTCCTCGAGCCGCCCAAGTCCACCGACCCGAAGACCGATGACCTGAACCGCGCGACCAACCAGACCATCGGGCCCGGGCGCGCTTGGCGCGGTGCGCAGAACGACAAGGTCGAGGTGATCTCACCCGACACCGCGCCGTTCACGCACGCGCTGGATTCGCTGCGCGACCTGCGCGACGAGATGTTTCGCGTCGTGCACCACATGGCGCTCGCGGTCGACAACAGCGGCGCGGCGCTCAAGCGCTCGGGGGAGAGCAAGAAGGTCGACAAAGCGGGCGAGGCGGTGGTCCTCATCGCGCTCGGCGAGATCACGCGCAAGCTCGCCATAGGCATCATGCAGCTAGCCGCGCGCGGCCGCGGCGACGCCGGCATGGTGTGGACGGCGTCCGGCATGGACGCCTACAAGGACGAGGACCTCGCCAGCCTGATCGAGCAGGAGCTCATGCTCGAGACCATCCCGATCCCCTCGCCGACGTTCCAGGTCGCGCGGAAGCTCGAGCTCGTGCGCCGCCACTTGGGCGAGCGCGCCACGCCTGAGCTCTTGGCGAAGATTGAGAGGGAGCTCGGCCAGCTCATCACGGCGGAGTCGCTGGCGCCGCCGGACCCGAACGCCGATCCTGGCGGCGACCGCGAGCCGAAGGGCGAGTAGCGGATGGCGCGCCGCCGCGCCGCCGGCGCCAGCGCCCAGTCGCTGCTCGAGCAGACCGCCGCCGAGGTGGCGAGCCTGCCCGGGCCGGCGCTGCGCGCGCTCGGGCCCGTGCTCTTCCAGGCTGAGCAGGAGCTCGCGCAGGATCTTTCGCGTTGGCTTCGCACGGTCACGAATGGCGAGGCGCGCTTCACCGCCCAAGCGTATCGCGTTGCGCTCGTGCAGATCCGCCAGGCGCTGCGCACCGCGCGGGGGCTCAGCCCTATGCTGTTCAACATCCTCGGCGCCGCCGGCGGCGAGGCCGGGCGGATGGCGCTCGGCCACCTGGCGCGGCAGGCCGAGCAGTTCAGCTTGCTCTTCGAGGGCTCGCTGCGGCCGATCGCGCTCAAGTCCGCTGCGGTGCTCGCCGAGGGCAGGAAGGCGCTCATCGCGCAGCACCGCGGGGTCGCGCTCCGGTACGGCGAGTACGTCACGAAGGACATCCAGCGCGAGCTGGCGGTCGGCGTGGCGCGCGGCGAGACATTCGACCAGCTCACCCGCCGGCTCATGCGGCACGGCGGGCCGAAGGGCATGGTCACCGTCCGCGGGATCGAGGGCGACCCCGGTGCGGTCTCCGAGCACATCGCGGAGGGGCTGTTCCGCCGGTACCGCTCGCGGGCCGAGACGGTTGTTCGCACCGAGACCATCAACGCCTACAACATCGTCGCCGAGGACGGGCTCAGGGAGGCGCACGCCGAGGACGGGGGGTATCTCAAGCGATGGGACGCGGCGATCGACGGCCGGCTGTGCCCGCTCTGCCGCGCGCTGGACGGCAAGACGGCCGAGGTCGACGGCGTGTTCCCTGGCGGCTACCGGCACCCTCCGCTTCATCCTCGCTGCCGCTGTGCGCTTACGCCCTGGCACAAGGAGTGGGGCACCTCGGTGACCTCGTTCAAGCCGGTCACGCTCACGCCGCCAAAGGCTGCGCCGCCGCTTCCGCTGGCACCGCCGAAGCCGCCAGCGCCCCCGCAGGCCCCGAGCGGCGCCTCGCCCAAGGCCGCGAAGGTCATCGAGGTGGCGAGCAAGTACACCGGGTCGGCGCTGCCGCTGGCGGTCCAGTCCGAGTTGCGCGAGGCGCTCAACGACGTGGTGGAGGCGGAGGGCATCCGGGTGCTCCCCGATGCCGCCGGCGGCCGCTCGCGCAACCGAAGCGTAGACATCCTGCCCGCGCGGCAGATGGGCGCCCGCGGGGCGATGGACATCCTAAACGGCGAGATGAGCATCTCCGCCGAGGTCATGGCAGGCGCCGCGCGCGGCATCGGCCACGACCTGCGCACCCTCGTCCATGAGACGGTGCACTGGTACTCGCCAATGACTGGCCAAGTCTACCGGGGCATCGGCAAAATCGTCGAGGAGGTGAGCACGGAAGTCTCAGCGCGCTCCATCATGCGGACCCAGTTCGCGATGAAAGTGCCCGCCGAGTCCTATCAGGACTGGATTGACGCGGTGCGTCTGCGCATAATGCGCGTCGGCAACATGACATCCGAAGCGGCCTACAAGGCTCTCGAGCAGGGGTCGCTCCGGCTCCGCAGGTCGCCGCCGCCGAAGGCCATCCGTGACCCGCACGAGTACGCCGAGCTCTGGGCGCGCAGCATCTTCCCCGGCGCAGCGGCGAAGCAGCGTGAGCTCGTAGACGCCATCCAGGGGCTCGTCCCATGAGCGGAAGCTTCGCCATCCTCGCGCTCGAGCGGAACGACCTGGAGGGCGCGCTGCGCGTCTGGCGTGAGGGGCTCGAGCAGGGCTGGATGACCGCGTCCTGCCTCGAGAGCCTCGCCATGGGCTTCGACGACGTGAAGTCCTTCGGCCGGGCGACCAAGGCCATCCTCGACAGCAGCCCGCGCCTCGCCGTGCTGTGGGAGAAGGCGATCAACCGCGAATAGCGGCAGGGTCGCGGCGCAGGGTTGTCTCCGGCAAGGGCACAGGAGACGACATGGGCAAGGCAGAGGACGACGCGAAGCGAGAGGAAGAGGCGGCTGCAACTGAGGCCGCGCTCGAGGAGCGCATCGGCAAGGCCATCGATCAGCGGCTGAACAAGGCGATCAGCGGCCACCTCACGCGGATGACGCCTAAGCTGGCCGAGACCATCGGCGCCCAGGTGCTCGCGGGCATGAAGGCGACGAAGGACGACGACCCGGACGGCGCTGGCGGGGACGGCGATGGCACGCCGCCGAAGGGCGGCAAGGGCGCCGACAAGGACAACCCGCTCGCGGCGCAGCTCACGTCCCTGCAGAAGCAACTCGAGACCGAGAAGAAGAAACGCGAGGCCTCCGAGGCCAAGCAGGCGGAGGCCGAGGCCCGGCGCGCACGCGCTGAGGAAGACGACGCGGTGAAGTCGGCGCTCATGGTGGCCGGCGTGAAGGACGAGGCACGCATCCGCGCCGCGCTCCACACGCACCGCGGCGAGGGGCGCATCAAGCGTGACGAGGCAGGTACACTGCTCTTCGTGAAGCGCGGCGACGCCGGCGAAGAGGAAGTGCCGCTCGCCAAGGGTATCGCCGAGTGGGCGAAGACCGACGAGGGCAAGGTGTTCCTGCCGCCGACGGGCGCCGCCGGCTCGGGCGGGCGCGGCGGGCAGAACGGCCAGACCGGCGGGGAGAAGGGCAAGTACACCAACTCCGAGTGGGCAGCTGACATGACCAAGGCCATCCTCGGCGAGTGATGTCGATTTCCCTTGAGTAGGGATTCCGGCCTACGCAAGGTGCAGGAGAAGCAGCAGCACACGGCCCAGCGCGAAGCGGGCCGCACGTACGCCGCCGACGATACAGGCGGCACACGGTCCCTCACCGGACTGCACGCGCGTCGGGGCGACACACCGGCACCACGGTTGGCCAGTACGGCGACTGCACGCGTGTCGCAGCGAAACAGCGGCGAAGCAGGTGGCCCTTTTCGCATCCGGTGAGGAAGTCATGGCGACCGTCAATACCGCCGCAATCGCAGCGTCGCTCAACAAGAAGTTCGAGCCGATGCTCGCGTCGCAGATCAATCGCTCGACCCCGGTGTTCCAGGTCCTGCCGGTCAAGCGCGCGACCACGCCGATCATCCAGTGGGTCGCGACGTTCGGCACCGCGGCGCCGACCACGGCGGCGATCGCTGAGGGTGCGGCCGTCACGACCTTCAACTCCGACGCGAAGGTCCCCGCTTCGCTCGACTACACGACCTATCACGACGCGTTCGGCGTGACCGGCCTCGCGATGGCGAAGGCCGCCGTGGCTGGCAACCCCGAGCAGCTGGCCAACCTTTTCCGCGAGGAGATGGAGGAGAGCCTGCCGCGCCTGGCGATGGCGGTCGCGGCCGACATCTACAGCGGCCCGGGCACCGGCAACCGCCTCCTGGGCCTCGCGGCCACTGCGGGCGGTCTGCGCGCCGCTGGTACCTACGCCGGGATCGACCGCGCGGTGCAGACCCAGTGGGCTGGCAACGAGCTGGCGAACGGCGGCATCCTGCGCCCACTCAGCATCGGGCTCATGCGCCGGATGCGCACGAACATCTACAACGCGTCGGGCAAGAAGCCGGACTTCATCCTCTGCACGCCTGAGGTCCACGAGGTCTACGGCCTCCTGCTCGGCGACAAGCGCCGGTACCTGGAGGACGTCACCATCCGCGGCCGCAAGGTCGTGCTGGACGGCGGCTACCAGGTGCTGGAGTTCGACGGCATCCCCGTGATCGAGGACGTGAGCGCCCCCGACAACTCGATGATCTTCGGCAACAGCCGCCACGTCGACGTGTTCCAGTTGCCGTCGCTCTCGGACGCGGTGAACCGCTCGAGCGGCGACGTGTCGCTGAAGGGCACCGACGAGGAGCAGTTCGGTGAGACCAACACCAAGCTCACGGCGCGCGTCCAGCCGCTGAAGGTCTCGGGCGACCTCTACGAGTTCGCCAACTACGTCTACCCGCAGGTGCGGGTGCACCGCCCAAATGCGACCGGCTTCCTCGCCGACATCGAGGTCTAGCCGTAGCTGACACCCCTTGAAGCCCGCGCGAGCGGGTAGGGCACAGGAAGGAGCGCAGCAGCGATGAAGTACACGAATCCGACGGGTGACCACATCACTGTGCCGGGCATCCTCAGGGAGCCCGTGCCGCCCGGGGCCACGGTCGAGATCCCCGACGCCTACTGCCGGCGGCGACCGGGGCAGGTCGAGGGCAAGTGGAAGCCGCCGGTGATCACCCAACTGGCGCCGCAACTCGTGCCCGCCGAGGACCGCAAGCTCGAGCCGGCCCAAGTGCCGGGCCCGCGCGCCATCCCAACGGCGAAGGACCTCGAAGCGCAGGGCATGTCGCCCGGCGTCGCCGAGGTCGAGGCCCGCCGCATCGCGGCCAAGGCGGCGCCGAAGCCGAAGCCCGAGGGCTAGCCCATGGCGTTCTCGCTCACCGAGCGCCAGTCGATCCGGACGTACACCGGCTGGTCCGGTCGCTACTTCCAGACCGACTCGCGCCTCGAGCAGGCGATGAGCGCTGTGGCGGCCGAGACCGAGACCGCCATCCGCACCGAGCTCACCGGCATCGCGGCGCTCGAGGTGGAGATGACTGCGGCCCGCCGGCGGTGGAAGGCGGCGGAGGTCGGCAGCATCGTGCTGCAGGGCGAGACGGAGTACGGCCTGCTCCGCAGCGCGGGGCGGCAGGCGGCAGGGCGCATCGCCGCGATGCTCGGCATCGGCATCCGCCATGACGCATTCGCGGGCTGGGGCCCGCAAGACCCCACGGGCAGCGTCGACAACATGTTGCCGATGGGCTGACGAGACTAGCTTCCGGCGCACGCGCGGCGCCACGGACCTGTGCCCCGGGGCGCCGCGCGTGGCAGCCGGGTTTCTGAAGAACCGAGGAGAAGGACCATGGCTCGACGTCCGGTAACCAAGACCCTGCAGGTGATGGCGAGCGTCGCCGCTGGCGCCGCGATCGACATTTCGCAGATCTACGAGTTCGACGGCTGGGTGACCATCACCGGCACCTTCGTCGCCACGCTGCAGGTGCAGTTGTCCAACGACGGCACCACGTGGGCGCAGGACGGCGCGAACATCAGCGCGCCCATCGTGCAGAAGGTGAGCGGGCGCGCGAAGTTCTTGCGCATCAACACCAGCGCCTTCACCTCGGGCACCCCGGCCGGCTCGCACTACGGCATCCAGACGCTCCCCGAGGTCTAAGCCGTGGCGCTGACCCAGCGATTCGTCGTGCCCGTGCCCGCATCCGTCGCCGCCGGCGCGGAGGTGGACGTCTCATCGTTCGGGCGCATGGCGATCTACGTCGACGGGACGTTCGTGGCGACGGTGCAGATCCAGATCTCGCCCGATGCCACGGGCGCGCGCTGGTTCAACGAGGGCACGGCGCTCACCACCACCGGCGTGGTCGAGATCACCAAGCCCTGCAAGCGCCTCCGCGCGAATACCACTGCCTTCACGTCGGGGACGCCCGTGGCGACCGGCGTGGGCCTGTCCAGCACCGGAGGGTAGGTCATGCCCGGGTCCGCCGTCCTCGACCCGACGAACCTCGTGGACGACCTGCTCGAGGTCATCGACGACGTGCGCGGCGACCTCCACCCCGCGCTCGGCGTGCGGCAGTACCGCGTCTTCGCGGTGCTGCGCACGTGGATGGGTGAGGAGCGCGGGGCGGAGGGCGGATTCGCCGAGGTCGAGACGGAGTTCCTGCCGCAGCCGCTGGTCGAGTCGTACGTGGAGACGATGGGCGGGAAGCTGCTCGCTGGCGGCCTGGACGAGGCCGGCATCGTGCGCCTGCGCGAACTCTCGCTCACGTACACGGCGGCGGAGATCGCGGGTCCCGCGCTGGCGCGCAACCAGGAGTGGCTGATCCGCGTGCGCGACGCGTACGGCCAGGGCGAGCCGGTGCGCGACTTCGTGGTCAAGTCGACGTACCCCGACAGGCTCAAAGACATCGGCTGGACGGTCTCGCTGGCGCGCGCGAGCGACGCCGAGGCGACCTAAACGTGTCGACGTTCACGCTCACGCCCGACGAGCTCGCGCGGGTCATGCGCCGCCACGCCAAGGAGGCGCCTGAGGCCGTGCGCCGCGGTATGCGCGCGGGCGCGCGGCGCGGCGCGGCCCACATGCCCAAGAAGACGCCCACCGACATGGGCCAGATGCGCAACAGCTGGCGCGTGAGCGGCGACCGGCTTTACAACGACGCCCCCCCGGTCGGCATCCTGGAGGCCGGGGCTCGGCCGCACCCGGTGAGCGATGCGGGCATGCTCGCGCTCGAGGCGTGGGCGCTCCGGCACCCGAGCGTCCTCGCGGCGTTCAGCGACGACGGCAAGGGTAGGATGCGCACCCGGCAGCAGGCGGCTCAGGCCGCTGCGGCCGCGATCGCCTGGAAGCTGCGCACGCAGGGGCAGAAGGCGACGTACTTCACGCTCAATGAATTGCCGGCGCTCCGCAGGTTCGCGCGGCAGGAGGTCGCCCGCGAGCTCACCAAGTACTTCCAGAAGGACCCCCGGCGATGAGTATGGTGCCCGTTCGCACCTTCGCGCTGCGCCGCCTCGTGGCCGCGCTCGAGATCGCGTGCCCGGCGCTGCAGGGGAAGATCGTCCCCGAGGCGGACCGCGACGACAAGATGAAGTGGCCGAAGTGCGGCATCCACCTGGTGCGCGACAAGTTCGCGCCCCATCAGCGCCGCCGCCATGCCCGCCTGAGCGCTGGCGAGGTGGTCTTCGACGTTGGCCACTTCGAGGCGCTCGTCCAGTTACGACTCGGCGCGCCGACGCAGCGCCAGCGCATCGACCTCGGCGAGCAGCTGCTCGGCGCCTTCCTGGGCGACGGCGACACGCCGGGC